ACTGATCATAACACATTTCATATGTCTGTCTCGTTTGAATATCACCAAAACTTCCCGTCTTCCAACTTCCCTTTTTTCTTCCTCCGATTTTTCAAACCATTGTTGAAGGATTGGGCCGTTTTTTTTAAACTTCCAATCAACAAAAGACAGAACATCAATCGTTTTTGAATATCCCCTTTTTAGTTCTACAACAAAAAAGTCCAGAAATTGTCTCCCCTTTGGATGCAATAATCCCACATCCCCGGCGGAATACGGGGTCTTTTTTCCGCCTTTTTGTCTCTGTGTACGTCTACCCCCACTTTGAGATGTTCTCCAAAAAACCGAATCATCGGATTTATGCGTCCACCACAACGACAATTCCTTACACGTTTCTCTCTCGAAATTCTCACCCTTTCCCATTTTTTCAAATCCTTTGCCGTAAAGAGACAATTCTTTTCACCAAATGTTTCAGTTCCATTTTCATTCTATGGGAATTTTCAGCAGGGCGTTTGTCATATTCTTTCGCTACGGGGATCATCAATTCCAAATAGTTAATCCATTCTTTTATTTCCAAAACAGTATTTTTCCCATTCATACTTTCTCCTTTAAATTTGAATCCGATCCAGAAATTTTTTCAGTACAGTAGCACCTTGAACTTGACTGACTTGTAGCAGTCCCCTTCTTGCGAGAAAATTTCTGATTGTTGTGGTGGGTCTTTTTAAAACCGAGGCTATCTTGGCAGGTGTCTGATACTTGTGGTGGGTCATAATGTAGTCAATTTCTTCCTTCGTTAAAAGCCTTCCTTTCCCCATATGAAACCTCCTCAAATCAACTTAAAGTTTGTTTCCCACTGTTGAAAAGTTTTTCTTCTAAGAAAGGATCTGAAATTGTAAAATTCAAAAGCTTGTATGAAATCGAAAGACTTCAGAGTTTCCTGTTTTACTGTTATTTTATATTCTGTTTCAAACGGCAATACCACAAGATGTCTGTTTCTTTCTATTATTGTCTCTGATTCCTCTATTTTTTTAAATGCTTTGTACCTTTCTGGCATATCACCGTTTATGTATTTGATGGCTTTTACCACCCCCACCCCCGGCACCCCTTTTACATTATCTGTGGAACAACCGGCGATTGCCTTGACAAGACCCCATTTTTTCGGGGGTATTCCGTGTTCTTTTTCGAAATCTTTCTTCGTGTAAAGCTTCTTCAGATTGAACATGGATATCTTATCAGTCAATAATTGGTGTAAATCGTTATCCGAAGATATTATAACAACAGGACTTTTCTGAGTGTCACATATTACCGCGATTATATCATCGGCTTCAACACCCGTTTGGATGAAATTGTTATGAAATCCCATCATTGGCAGGAGTTCTGACCTGACCTGTCTGAATTGGGGAAAGGCCACTTCCATTATTTCCATGATTTTTGGGGGAACATCTTTTCTTCTGTTTCCTTTGTAATCGGGATAAATCTGTTTACGAAAACTTTTTCTGGAATCCCAAGCAAACGTCCATGTGGTTATTGGAAATTTGGAAGATAAACTTAAGAGTTGTTTGCAGAAACCGAAAATAACTTCAGTTTCCATATCCCCTGCGGAAAGGTCAACCCCCAGCATGCCAAACATGCACCTGTAGCAGAGATAATTGCAATCCACTATCGCAATCAATCTACTGCCTCCCCAAGAATATCGTCGATAACTTTCATTTCACCTTCCAAATGATCCCACATGGTATCACTGGCTTTTTCTAAATCCACATCATCGTCAATGCTGGCTTTTATTGTGCTGGATAGTGTGATGGGTTCATATTCTTTCATCTGTACAGTTCGTTTCACATGCAAGGTAATCTCCCTGTTTTTCAGCATGCTTTCCTCCTATTCAAATCTTGGTTTTCTACGAAGTCTTAATTGTTCTTCTGTATCCGCCCACACCTTACCGACTATCTTCCTAAGTTCTCCTTCCAGATTATTGTTTTCGATATGGGCAATTAAATCTTTTCTGTACCCCTTGAAATCGAGTTCCACCGCATTGATAGTCCCACGCTTCGCCCAATGTGTTTCATCTACCAAAAAATCCACACATGACCCAATATCATCAATACCGTAGTCATTGTAGATAATAAAGGATGCGTTGCGTTCTTTCCCAGTCAATTTGTTTTTGCTTACCTTGACTGAAACCTCTGCACCTATCTTTCTCTTGTTCACTTTTATGGATTTTATAACTGCAAGCCATAATTCATGTGTCAAATAGAACTTCAAAGCCCTTCCACCACTTCTGGTTTTTTTGCTGCCAAAAGTAACCCCTATTTTATCCCGAGTTTGGGATATGATAACCAGTAGGGAATTTGTGTTGGCAACCCGATCAACACTTTCCCGTAAAAGTTCACTCATCAATCGAGCCTTTTCAGTCTTGTACGACCCATCCATTTTTCCTTTCTTGGCAAGGTCTTCGGCGCGTTTCTGTTCATCTTCCGTTGTCAACGCATCAAGAGAATCCAAAACGTAGATAAAGGGAACATCTTCCCTGCTGTACCTTACAATTTTTCCATAGAAATCTTCTATTGTTATGGATGCCCTTGTGTCTTCATCGTCAGAGAAATCTATGATTCTGTCTGCAATCTTATTGCCGAACAGGTAACGAATATCAAATTGACAGGCGTATTCCGGTTCATCGTATATCAACCGGTAATCGTCAAATCGCGGGGTGTTGGCTATTTCTGCGAGCATTGACAGTGCCAACATGGTTTTCCCGGCCGCGGAGTCCCCAATTATGTTTACCATTTTTCCTAAAGCATACCCGCCTTCAGTTCTATCGGAACAGCACAGATTTAGTAGCGTGGAACCTGTTGGGACTAGGTTTTTGGTTGGTACTTTCAAAAGCCCCCTCCTATTTACGGAGGGGGTTTTCGTTGCTGATTTTATGGATTGGGCTTCTCGACGCATTCGTCGTTTCATATCACTCACCGTCTCGCCCTCCTCCTTCCGCGTCGTGGCCTTTCAGTCTTCTCTTTTGGTTCGGATTCTCGTGTCTTGCGGGACTTTTTCACTGTGACTTTTTCAGCACGTTTTCGTCGTTCTTTTCTCTTTTTCAGTTCTGCGTCAAAGACATCGCCACAATCATCAACTACAGAACACTCCCCGCATTCATCATACCGATCTGTATCCTCACCGAAGTTGTACCCATATGGGCATTCATCATTTGAAAATGGCACATCTTCATCCTGTGCCTCACTTTCAGTGTCTTCCCTGTCAACTTCGACATCTTCATTTTCTTCCTCAAATGGAGGTATATCGTCCTCCTCTTTTTCCGGGACATCCGACACATCCGCGCCACCGATTACAGAATAAAATGTGTCTTTCATCTCATTGTAATCCGGGTGCAGATCAACATATTTTTCCAATGGTATCACAGAATCGACAATTTCATCAGGAAGTTCTTCATCACGATCAATGAACCGATGGCCTTTGTAATCAAAGGCATCATGCTGTTTACCATTATACCCAACAAACGTTCCTGATTTCTTAATGATAAAAGCAATGGATTTGCCGTCTTCGAACACACTGCTGAATGGTATATCCTGACCGCCACCACGGGGGTTTTCACTGAGGGTCACAATTTCTTCCTCAAACAAAAAGTGAGAAACGTCCCAAATCTGAATACCCTTGTTTTCTTCCTCGTCGTTCGTATGTACCCACACATTATAGGCAGTACGCCGTTTCGGGTGGGGCAAAGATTTGTATTCTTTGTCTGACAGACGTCCTTCACTGAGTCGTTTGGAGATATATTCACAGATCGGGCAGCGGTCCCCGTGGGTTTTCGAAGGGCAAATGTAAGATACTTTATTCACCCCGATATTTTTGTGCACCCAATAATCAAAAGTGTAAAGGTAATCCCCTTTACGTATGCTTTTGTTGATGTCCTTTTCTGCAAGCCAAGGAATAATATCGATAATATGGGTTACTTCCACATCAGGCTTCCAAAATCTGGTTTCTTTGGGCATCTTTGACAGATCGAAAATAGAACCTCGTGCAGATGCCTGTTTCTGGTTTTTGATGGCGGTGTGATGGCGTTTTTGAACTTCATTTCTTTTCTTTCTCAGTTTGTCCTTCAGTGACATTTTTTGTCTCCTTTTTCAGGTTAATGAATTGTGATTTGACTTCATAAAAGCTTCGGAATACACCTAGGCTGATAACCCGTGCAATCATATAAATTATGATCGGCAGCACAATTACGGCTGCTATTGACAGAAATACTTTCATGATATTATTTTTCCCTCTTTTTTCTGCGAAGCTTTTCACCCATCTTCTTTTGTGTTTCTTTCTTTTTCTTCCGGTCAATCATATTCTTTGTTTCCCCATCCAAGTCTTCCAATGAATAGTAGTCAGCAAGGTAAAGTTTGACCTCGTTTTCCAACGCCTTTGTTCGATGCTGAAAAGCTGTTTTGGCAATAGAATAATGATTCACAATACGATTTGCTTCAATCAAGTCCCTTTTCAAATCTTGAATATCCCCATGTGAATCAATCCAATTCGATATTGCTGTTTCTGTTGGTTTTTTCGGGAATATCTCGTCGGCGTTTTGTCGTGCTTCGGTATCGTATTCAATGTTAAGTAATTCCAGTTCCCGAGAAATACGATCCCTTTCTGCTACCGCGTCGGCCCACTTCTCCCCCCACTTGGCAAATTTGGCCGGTTGTTCTTTCCATTCCCTATGTAATTGCCGAATGTTGATTTTCAAGTCATCTTGGTACTCACTCATTTTTTACCCCCTTTTCTGTTTATATTATACCATATAACGTCTTAAATTTGACATGCGGTAAACAGAATCAAAGACAGCCCCGGCTGTCCGCTGTTGTACAGTGGTTCAACAAACAGTTCCATTATCTCTGCTACTTTCGAATCCCCCCTTGACCATAATACTTTTTCCAAATATCCAAGCACCCCCCTTCGAACTTGTTCTGGCTCTGCTTTCAGACCTTTTATGATTTTAACCATATCCTTCCATTTGGCCGCGGAACCATCTTTACTGTTCAGCAACAATCGGCAAATGTCCTTTGTTGTGGTTTCACTCAATACTTTATTTTCGATAGCTTCAATAGCTTGGTCATCATCTTCAATATCAATAATAGCATCTAGCACCGATAGGGCTTTGCCGGGTGATCCGTCTGATACATAAACAACCTTTTTCAGAATTTTTTCAGGGTAATTGTCTATCCCTTCTTTTTTTACAATATCCTTTAAAAACCCCAGCATGGTTTCATTGTCAAGTGGTGATACCTCGGCAATGTGGCAACGGCGTTTTATCGTAGGTTTAAGTTTTTCCGGTTCTGTTGTACATAAAACAAAGTGACAATGTTTCGGCGGTTCTTCCAACATCAACAACATTGCCTCTGCCGCTGCCCCCGTAACTTGGTGAACTTCCTCGAAAATGTATACCTTCTTTTTACTGAGCATCGGGCTTGTGTGCAGGCTGTTTATAACTTCTCGAATGGTATCAATACCTCTCGTGTTACTGGCATTATAGGTTTTGATATCCA